CGCAGAATTTACAGTTCATGGTTTCCTCATGTGATATAAATAGGCGTATCCACTATTTAGAAGGGAATGCTATGCCCGGTCAACTCACCGATTTTCTCACTTCCATCAGCACACTTGGAGTGGCTAAGACTTCCCATTTCGTATTCAATGCCGGGGTGGTCCTCCCATTGGGGTCGCCATTTGCCGGGGTTGAACGAGTATTGCAAGTGCGCTGTGAAGCCACGGAACTTCCCGGCCGCCAATTGGTGTCTGAGGATTCTAAGGTCTATGGTCCGACCTATAAAACCCCACACGGTTCTGTGTATCAGGAAATCACCCTGACCTTTGTAGAAACAAGTAATTTTGCGATTCGCACATTCTTTGAATTTTGGATGGACCTGATCTGGAATTCTGATTCTAACTTGCTAGAATATCCAGACAAATATCGTTCAGATGTCTCGCTCACTCAATATGATGTCATGCTTTTTGGCGGATTGGATAAGGGGAAGCCACCCACCGCACCACCGATCACCGCAAACCTTCGGGAAATTGCGACCTGGCAACTCTATAAATCTTTTCCAACTGCCATCAACCAAATGCCGGTCTCTTGGTCGGAGGATGGATTGCACCGCACGACCGTTACCCTCGCGTTTGAATGGTATGCACTGGATAGTAGTTCTCAAAAAGCCCCCATCGGGGCATCAACCCCTGCACCACTACCAGTCAAGGCAAGTGGCGGTGCTGGTGGTCTCAATGGTATCATCAGTTCAATTCAATCAAAATTCACATAAGGGGTGATTCATTATGGCATCGTTACCAAAACTCACTGTTCCGTTGTATGATGTGACCTGTCCTTCCGGTTTGAAGGTGTCGTTCAGACCGTTCCTGGTCAAAGAAGAAAAGCTACTCCTCATGGCACAACAATCCAAGGATACCGTCACTATCGTCAATGCGGTGAAGATGCTATTGGATAATTGCGTAGGAAAAGTCTCTGCCATTGATGTTGATAAGTTGCCGCTCTTTGATGTGGAATATCTATTCCTCCAACTTCGCGCCCGCAGTATCGGAGAAGTAGTCAATCTCAAGTATAAGTGTAACCAGACCGTTGCCAACACGGTCACTGGAAACACTGAAATCTGTAACAAGGTCTCTGACTATGCGGTGGACTTGACGAAGATTCAACCGACCTTTGACACTGGGCATGCGAAGTATATCCAACTCAACGAGACCATCGGATTGACGCTTCGTTATCCGACATTCAAATCCTTTCGCCACATCATCGCCAAGGACAAGGATGTACCGACAGAAGATTCGTTTGCCTTCGTGGTGGATTGCATTGAGTCCATCAACGATCAGAATGCGGTGGTGTTTACCAAAGACGTGCCGCTATCTGATGTGATTAGCTTTGTAGAGGATATGACCAAGCCACAGATTGATAAGCTAGATGCGTTTTTTGATACGATGCCCAAGATTGAAACCACGCTGAATTTCAAGTGCCCGAAGTGCGGGTTTGAAGATGTTATCGTGGTCAAGGGGCTTGATAGTTTTTTCGGATAATCCTGGGTCATGATAATTTAGCGAACTACTACATCACCACGTTCGCTTTGGTTCAGGATCATAAATTCTCTATCACGGAACTTGAGGACATGATGCCGTGGGAGCGGAGTGCCTATTTGACCCTAGTGCAACAGCGAGTGCAAAAAGAGAACGAACGAATCAAACAAGCCAACGCAAAGAGGAACCGACATGGCTGACGAGAAAGACCCCGTTGAAGATTACATCAAGGAAATAGAAGCCCAGTTCAAAGCCATGCACACGGACCTGGACGGTCTAGAACAAGTCACGAAAACTTCATCAAAGGAAGAGGTCAAAGCCACACGCGAACAAACCAAGGCTATCAAGGAACAGACCAAGTTTGCCAAAGAAGAAGTCAAGCAAGCCAAGGTTCAGACCTCACAATCCAAAGCACAATCCGCAACTCTAAAGGAAATGCAGAAGAACCTGCACCGGATGCAGATGCAGCAAGGCGCGTCAATGGCAGACGTAGCCGCAGAACATCTCGCTGGTGGAGGGGGACTTGGTGGTGCCATGAAAGCCGCCGCGGGTCTCAAGGTTGCACAATTCAAACATCGTTTTGATCCGCTGAATATCATCAAGAAAATGACAGGGGGTTCTCGCCTTGCGGTGGCCCTGGCAGGTAAAGTCACTGGTCGCAAGGAATCCACGATTCGTGAATTTGCTGACCTTGCTCCCGCTGAAGAAGGTGGGTTGCCGAGTTCCATCTTTGGCAAAAAGTCTAGCTTCGGTGGACCCTCGCGCATGGAAGGTGGGATGGGCGGCGGAGGGGCAGAACGGATGGATGGGGGAAAAGGGGGATTGTTAGGGAAGATTGCCGACACGCTCACCAAGATTCTTTCTCGCGTCACCGGGCTTGAAGTCATGATGCAAGTACAGACCAAAATGGATCAAACTGCCTTAGACGCTGCCAAGGATGAAGCCGCCGAAGAGGGGGCCAAGGGCAAGCCTTCCAAGGTTGGTGGTCTCGTTGGAAAAGCCAAAGCAGTCGGTAGTGATATCATGAAATTCCTCACCGACTTGATTGGCAAAATCAAGATTGGTCTGATCGGAGCATTCGTGCTGTTAGGGGTTGCCGCGGCAATGCTCCGGAAGCAATGGGATAAACTCAAACTCTCCTTCTCACTCCTCAAAGATTCTGCGGTAGATATGTGGAATGGCATCAAGCAAGCCTTCTCTGATGCCGGGACTTGGATTGCTGACACGACCAATAACATCATTGACAATATTGCTGATGTGTTTGATAGCATCGTTCAGGGTATTCAAGAAATGCTCGCCAAGATACCGTTTGTTGGAAAACCTGCTCCGACCAAAGAAGAACAACGAGCAAACTTAGAAGCCTCTGCGAAAGGTGGGAGTGCGAGTGCAGCCCGACGATTAGCCAAGCAAGATGCTGAGGCCGCCGCAAGTCCCGCCGCGGTAGGTGGGGTATTATCGAAATTGGCACCACAGTTTGCGAGCAAGATACCCGCCGATAGCAAGGCAGCGGCCGCAAAAAGTCTCCAATCAGGTTCGTTGAATGCAGAAGCGGTAGGTGCATTGACCAAGGGTGAATCCATCAAGGGAAGCCCTGAGAAAGTTTCCACCGGTGGTGCCTTGACGCAATTGACTTCGGCCGCGTATGAACAAACCTTTGGCGTGACACCGACCAAAGATACGAAAGAGAACCGTGAATCGCGGGTTCCTGCAATGGTCCAACAGGCTTCACAGTCCTTGGCTAGTGCGATTGCTCCCGCCGGAGGAGCGGTGCAAGTCTCTGAAGCACCACAAATGGTTCCACAAACGGCACCCGGTGCACCGATCATGACCGCACAAGCACCCACAGTAGGTATGGACTTGAATAATGCAGCGGAAGCGAGAAGGAATGCTGAGGCAGTCAGTCCGACAGGAATCATTGCCCCCATGACGAATGTGAGCAAGACCGTCAACAACACATCAGCGACAACCATCAATCAAGGCATGGCACCTGCTAGAAGTGGGGAAGATAGCCACCAGCGAGCCTTTGAGAAGATGCACGCCGTTTCATAAGACCCCTATCCTGACCTACCCTCCCCCAGGCGACCGTTCCTAGGGCAAATGCGCCGGTTCTGAGGGCATAAAAAAGGGTGCCAAAGAGTCCGAGACTCCCTGGCACCCTAAAGAGGCATAACCCCTTGTTTTTACTCGCTATCTGCTAGGTTCTCAAAGAACTTCAAATCTTCAGGGTCAGCTTCATCGCCGCTAGCGATACCAGCAATCTCAGATTCAGAAGCCTTAGAAACCACTCCGGCATCAGCATCGTTATAGGCACCAGCGGCTTGCTCCGCGGTGGTGACTGCCACGGCACTTCCCAAGACCTTCGCCAAACGCGCTGCGGTTTGTTCATAAGTCTTGAAATTCTTCTCTGCCACGAATTCCGTCAAGGACTTGGACTTCAACCAAATCGCTTGAATCTCGTCGTTCGTTGCTGCCACTGGGGATGGTCCAGCAAATTCACTGGAATCGTAGTTCCGATATCCCTTGACCAGGCGTGCCTTCAGCTTGAAGTTCAACCCTTCAAACATATCGCAGGGGTCAACAGGGGTTTCCTTGAACTCGGCTTCTGGCTTCCACTTGGCTAACAGTTTTTCGTAAATCTTGGTTCCGTACTTGAACAAGAATACCTTGCCTTCTGTCTCCGGCTTGGAAGGATCAGCGACAACGAGAATGTTGGAAATATAGGTCAACTTTCTCTTGCGCTCACTGGCAATCTTCTTGTTGGCTTCAATACCCGAATTCCACAACACCTTGTTGGCTTCGCAGACTGGGCAATCCTTGTTGATCGTGGTGGTGCAGAGATCAATCAACCATCCACCCGGTCCCTTCACGGCATGCGAGAAGATACGCACATACGGCAATCCATCTGCGCCGTCTTGTGGGGGAGCATCAAGGAAACGAATCACCGCATGACCATTGCCAGCCTTATCGACTGTCAATGTCCAGAAGCGATCATCTTCTTTCTTGGCTTTGGTGGTGGCGTCTAACGCCTTGGCAAGGTGAGCAACGGACCCGCGCTTTCGCAAGAGTGCTGCAAAGGTAACAGGAACAACTGGGGTTGGTGTAGACATAAAACCTCCTATGAATTAGATAATGTGGAAACCACATATAAGAGAACTAGTATACTCCTATTTAGTCATTTTGTCAAGTGGATTTTCAACTTTTCTCGCAAACTTTTCACATTGATTTGTAGGAATGGTTCGTAGGCAAGGCAGCGGTGTTTGAAGGTGGGGAACACGATGGTATCCGTCATCTTCTTCTCCCATACCGGCAGGAATCCAATGGCGGCATTCAAGGCAACAATGGTTTCCTTGAGCACTTCATTGCGGTATGCCATATTCAGAAGCATGGGGTTCTGCCCATTCTTTACAGCCAAATAATCTTTGAAGATCGGCGTCATGGCTTGAACATCTTGCATGACCAGATATTCCAGGGATTCTTTGACCCGCAACTTTTCAGTATAGATGTTCTTCGCCTCTTCAGTAAAGAGCGTGCGTATCCAAACGTCGCCGACCTCAAAGAAGTTGGAGGCTAAGAAGAAGATACAAGTGTCGCGGTCGGGATAGAGTTTGGAGAATTTGTGAAACTGCCACTTGTCTTTGTGGGTTTCAAAACGCTGAGGGGTGAGCCATTTCACTTTCCCCTGGTACTTGAAGAAATCATAGGTACCAGGGGAGTAGTGGGCTTTCAATGCCATGTAGACTTGCGCAACATCAAAACCTGTCATAGTTAGATCGGGAGTCTCCCCGCTTTCTTGCCCCGCACTTTGAGCAGATTCATGTCTTGCACTTCCACCGTCAAATCCGCCAGGATGTCCTTGGTGAGCAAGGATGCGACGATCTCCGGTTCCATGCCGGTGACTTCACAGTGCATGCAAATCGCTTCCCATAGGGTGACATGCTTGCGTTCTATGGTGTCGCGCAATCCCCGGCTGAAACTGTTGATCTCTTCTTTCGTGGGCATTATTTCTTTTCCTCAATCCTCTTGAGGTCTGCCTTGAGAAGAGTCAACATGGCAATCAATTGGTCCATTGCCTTGAGCACTTCTTTTATGGGCATCACATGGTTAGGCATTACTTCACCACGGTCTTGTAAAGTTTCTGGAACTGTTCGTTCTCAGCCACAATCTCGTCAAAGTTCTGCTTGTGATAGGTCTTTGCCATCTGGTTGACCATCTTCTTTGGAATCTTCAAATCCTCGGCGATCTTCTTGATGGTCTCACGAAGATACTCGGATTCTCCGTCTGCACGCATCATGCTGTCGGACGCATTCTTCAATGCGGTCGCCAAACGCTTCTGTTGTTCTTCCGTCAAACTCTCCGTTGCACTTCCATTGCCATTGCCTAACTTTGCCATGTTACATCACCTCCATAAAATAATAAAGAAACTTGCCGATCCACCACAACGCTGCCAACACAACTGCTACGATAACGACCCCAATGATTGCCTCAGCGACCTTTTCAAACTTACTTGTCATACTTCCTCCAATGATTCTTCTAATGGTAGTCCACAAAAACAGCAAAAACACATGCCACAGCCACTCGGCGTTTCTTCGTCATTGATAACGAAGGACTCCCCACATTGAGTTTCCCAAACCCCATCTGAAGTCCAGATACACGTTGAGTTCACCGTGGTTCCCCATAGAATAAGTGGTTATCAATCTTCCCCAGGAACACTTTGGTCTTTCTCCACTTTGGCTTCACATAATCCGCATGGAAGTAGACCGCACTCTGATACTGTGACATTATATCACGATGCCAATAAGAAGTCAAGACCCTATGCGCAACTTGTTGAGATTGTTCCCAAGTGGCTTTCATCGGCTTGCGTTTCGGTTCACAAAAGAATGAGAACTGACAGATTTTGCGATCCTCAATGACGTGCGCTTGGGCAATCACACCACAGATCGTTTTCGGTCGGTGCTTCTGCCCCACCCGATTGAGAATCACCAACGCGACTGCTTCCTTCCCAATTTCAGACTGGTTGCCGGCCTCGTAGTAAATCGCTTCCGTCAAACACTTTTCTTCCTTGATAGTCTTGGCGACTTGATAATTTCGTTCAACCAAGTTGGTGCGGGACAGATCAACTAACTGGGCTTGCTCAACAGCCAACTCCGGTCCGAATAATAAGGCGGCGGTCACGATGAAAATAAACAGAAAATGGTTCATGATTTCTCCTGTTCCATGTAGTAGGTCGCAATACACTCGTCCAGCACTGGAAGATACGGGTCTTTCTTTTTCATGCTGATGGTGGGAAACGATTGTCCTTCAACTGCGGTGGCTAACACGACATGGTTGATCGGGATTTTGGTGCGTTCTTCAAACATCTCAGCATACGATGAAGTCTGCACATAATAATTCAAAATCCATTCATCAGGCTTGACATATCCAGCGGTTTTCAAATCAAGGACACACAACACTCCATCCCAAATCACAATCGCGTCACACCGTCCTGCAAGCCTCAGACGATCTGAATACAAGGCTTGTTCAATACAATACACTTCCGAAATGCGCTTATCCAGTTCTCTCTTGAGTTGCAGGAACAGTTCTTTGTGGAACGGTAACACACCCATACGATCTTCGGGAGTGAGTGTATTGAGGAGATACTGTTCGCATAGGAAGTGGATGAATGTGCCACGGTCTGCGCCGTCTTTCGTCTTTCTGTCGGCTTCTTCAACCCCCACCTTCTTCCGCCATTTTGCAATTGCATCGCGTGTGAGGATACCCGCGACTGAAGAGGCTGAGGGATAATCCTTGCCTTCGGGTGTAGTATACCACCGTCCAGCGTTCGTAGTTTTCACAGGGAGTTTGTAATCTAACCCTGCAATCGTGGTGTGTTTGAAAGCCATTAGACTTGCTTTGCTTTCCGACCGAACCGGGTATCGCGTTGCTTTCCCCCGTTATAATGTCGCTCAATTGGGGCAAGCACATGATTCGTGAAGTCTGACGGCGGCCGCTGCACGCCAAGGGCTACGGGGTCACCGACCCGCATCTTCGTGAATACCTGTTCATAGTCGGGGTTCTCTTTGAGGAACTGTTCCTTCGCCGCAATCGTGAAAAACTTCTCTGTGATTTCCCCGGTCGGTTTGTGTAGGATATCGTAGTTAGGCATTAGTTCACCTTAACATACGCAGGAGCGGTGATAACGATTTCGTAGTCCTTGTTCTCTCTGAGAAAGGCTTGCAAGGATGCAAAGGACATTTGTGGCTTGACGGTGACTTTCTTGGTCTTGAGATTCTTGACGGTATAGGTGGGCATGGTATCTCTCCTTATTTATAAATTGAACACGGTTACAGGGTTGGTTGGCTTGTATTTCGCGTCACAGATGCACGCATTATAAAACTTCGTGGTCCAACAATCGGATTCGTAGGCGCCGGCACCTTCATGGATATGCCCAAACACATGCGCCCGCGGCAAGGCACGCTTCACATGATAGAGCAAATTCACGTCACCGACATTCGCATCCTCTCGCGGGTGCGTCTTAGCAACCTTATCCAGAATGCCCTTTGGCGGTCCATGCGTGATAAGGATATCTAGGTGGTCTGGAATCTGACTCCACAACGCTTCAGACCGCGGCCCCTTGGGGTTGTAATCAAACGACCACGGCGACGGCTCATAGATGGAACTGGAAAATGGCGAACCAAAAATCCTCAATCCACCAACTGTGGCTTCTTCGTGGTTCAAGTAGACTGCGGGAAGGAATGTTTCGTGTGTCCAGTCATTCCACGGCTCACATGCCATGTCATGATTGCCAGCCACAATGACCTTGAATTCATGGGGTTGTTTATTGAACCACTCAGCAAACTCCTGAACATCAAGTGCTTTGGCTTTCATAGAGAAATCCCCGGCGCAGATCAACATGTCCCCATCGGGGACTGTCAACTTGTTATGGAATCCATGTGTATCTGAAATGGCAACGATTTTCATTTGTAACCTTTGGCAATTTTCTCTTGCACGATCTTGTGAAACAGGGCTTTGGCATCGTTCAAATCAAGAGGGTATTCATTCTTTGTTCCCTTAGTCAGCGTCCCTCCACGGCGCCCATATTGGTATGCGACATCATACATGGGATTTCTTGTCATAGAGCCGGCGGACACTTCAACGACTTGCACATGGTATTCTTTGTCGGACGAACCCTCTTTGAAAAAGAGGTGTCGGGTTAAGCCGACTGCCCTGTTTACAGGCTTCTCAACCTTCTTCACAGGTTCCGCGATCTTCACAGGTTCCGCAATCTTCACAGCCTTGGAAGGGAACATCTGCCTCATGGCTTTGTCCAAGGCGTCTGATAACTCGCTCATAATTCCTTTTGGCTCGCACACTGGGTCACAGGTAAGTAAAGCCCTATGCCGGTATAGCCACTTATAGGTGGGTGGGTGCGAGCGTTTCGTTTATCCAGAGATAGCAAAATCTGCGGCGGTCAACACCACAGGCGGTGGCGCAATCAGCTTTCGCTCAAGTGCGTAGGCACGCATCTCTTCGGGGTTTTGGAGTTGATAGGACACAATTCTGCGTCCAACGCGATTGCTCCGAATGTAAGCACCACGCTTTTTCAATCTCCACAAGTAGGTGGAGAATTTTGACATGACGATCTGAGAAGAAAGCAAGGTCTCGATTTCCTGCACGGTCGCTTCATGCCCATCCAGCAAGACCAGCAACAGTTTTTCAGACTGCCCGGCACCCTTGCCACGCCCCCGACCTCTCCGCTTCACTTCACCATCCATGTCCATCTCCATCATGTAGTATAGCACAACTCGCAGCACTTGTCAAGTCTTACTTTCGCTTCTTAGACTTGGCACGCTTGACAGGCTTCGGGGCCGCGGCGGCAGCGGCGTCTTCCTTCAGTCTGCGGAGTTTCTTGATCTTCTTTGGGATTGGCACATTGGGGGTTTCAGGAGTCCTGAAATTCAGCGCAACTCCTGGGGCAACTTGCGTGATTTCATTCCCTTCAGCGACCCACTCATCCACCAACTCAGCCAATTCCTTGCGGGTGATTTCCTTGGGTGCCAACAGTTCCTTATTCGTCGCCATGATCTAATGCTCCTCTTTCATTGGCGGATAATTCCGCCTTGTGTTCCTGATAGGTGCGATTTCCCTCACACCAGGGGCAACCTTTGTGATTGCGACAACTGGGGTCAACAGACTTGGCTTTCCTATACGGCTGCCTCTGTTCCTTCCTGTGTTCTATTGCTTTGTCCAGGCTCACGAACTGACTCCTTTCCCCTGCCCTGGTATTCCTTCTGAATTGCGACCTTCTCTGCGGTCGGCAAATTGGAATACTTCGTGTAGGTCATGCGCTTCTTCGTCTGAAGCCATGAACCCAAAACTGCTCTCGTACCCTTGCCCTGTGGACTCTCCGACTGTGCCATGCTTTGCTCTCCCTTTTATTTATTGAAACGCACGTTGACTAATCAAGAACTGCCCGATAATTTCTCTCAGGGATAAATTTCCCCGGTGTGGCTTCCACCAGGCAACCAGCCACAATCCGATATTCCGACTTCATGCCGCTGAGTTCCCATCGTGTGTTGCATTGAAATGCTGAAATTTCATACAGCACCACAAGGACCAGCGCGATGATAGCAACCAACGCAAGCCCAACAAGCGTAAAGGCGGCCGCGTCACTTCCCTTTGTAGTCATACAAACTCCTCCTAGTAATCCGTCCGTTCACCGATTTTACCTGAGACGATATCTTCAATATCTTCCAGATCATCCACCTCAAAATCCCGGCACAACTTGTCCAGGTCCGATTCACTTTCAAGAATCGCATCCCGTTTCTTCTTCACAGGGCGCGGAGATATCTTCGCTGCCTTGGGGAGTCTTTTACCCACTCCGCGTTTTACTGGTCTCGCCATTATGGTTCCATCCCTTCTACAGATTCAACCCATACATCAAATACTTCATGATCTCTCGGCATTTCCCCCTCTTCCACTAATGCCTTAGCATCCTCCGGCTTGTCTGAATCAATGCTGAATTCATACACGGTGGTCACAGCCACACGAAATTTTGCCATTACTTCACCAATCCTTTCACACGCAATCGCAACTTCATCGCTTCCTCTTTGCTGGTGACTTCGGCAATTCTGACTGCCTGCCGCACCTTCGCAATCCAATACCCACCACCAAATCCAAACGTGATACCAACAAGAATTCCCAAGATCGTCATGTCACTTACTCCCATAATGAATGATTTTCTTACTCGCGGGACCAAAATCAATCTCCGCGTCTACCTGCTTCGCTAATTCATCCCACTCATTCAATTCCGCATAATACTCGGCGATCTCAGCGTCCATGATCTTCTGACAGGCCGCCGGACCATTTTTGCGTTCATCCTTCACGCCAATGAAATACCCCAAACCAAGCAAGGCGCACCCAATCAAATAATAGAATACGTATTCCATGATTTTACCAATTCTCGTAGGCACGAACCCACAAGTCATGATCTCCCTTTTTGAGAACCTGTAACAAGGCTAACTTTTCTCTCATGTAAACTTCAGCGAACTTTGGGTCATGCTCTACAATGCTCTTGGTATTCGCAATCAAATCCGCCAGCTTGACGGTCTGTGCATCAGCGGGTGCAAGAGATTGATATTCGCGGTCCAACTCTTTTCGTTGAGCGCGATTTCCATGCTCGGCTTCCCCCACCTTCGTTAGCCATAACACCAAATTAGAGATTTCATCTCCAAACTCCCTGCGGAGAATGTCAATGTCAACCTGTGTATCTTCAATCACGTCATGCAAATAGGCGGCCGCAACCATCTCAACCGTATGCCCTGGCACGGTCTCAACGATTGATGCTACCTCAATAGGATGCACAATGTAGGGTTCCCCCGTATACTTGCGAACCTGCCCCACAGCGGCGTGCGCAGCGGTCGCAAACAACAAGGCGCGTTCTTTAGTGTTTCTCAGCATGCTCTAACCTCTCACACTCTGCTTCGGCTTCGTCCTGATAATACGATTCAAACAAATTCTCTGCCTGTGAAGATTGCACCACATACCGATAAACGGGGCAGCAATCGCAGTTAGACAGATTTTCCTGTTCAACCCAGTATTTTACTCGTTCTTCCATACTATAAGTATAGCATATCTGGCGAAAGAGTCAAGGGCTATTTTAGGGTCTAAGTGGTTGTTTTTGTTGGGGTTATAAAATAACTTGGATTTCATACTCTCGGAAACCGCCCATTTCACGCTTGGAAAGTAGGCGAACATCGGCAAGCTGGCAGAAGCGGAGGAATTCTTGGTCAAAGGGTTCATCATCTGCATAGATCACCAGCACATCGTCCTTCACCGACTGGTTCAGGGCAAGACGAACCTGGATGATCGGCAAGGGGCATTCAAGCCCCCTGCAATCAACGAGTAGTGGAAGTTTAGCCATTGAGGAGTTGCCTTGTGTCGGTCGTGCCTTCAGTGACTTTATTTTGTGCCTTGTAGACTTCAAATTCTTTCTCAAGGCTTTGTAGCCATTCCTTGCGCTGCATCAAATCCTGTTCAGCCTCGCGCACGCGATTTCTCGCTCGCAACAGCAATCGCTCGTATTCTGGTACCTTAGAATTCATGTTCATCGTTCCCCCACATGTCGTATCCACGACTTTGCTGCGACAATTGTTTTTGT